TGGTGCCAACTCCATCCACGCATAAGCAAAATACATCCAATTAACGAATGAATTGATTATGACAGTGGAGAAATTGCCAGAAGGATTCCCACCATGACAAATATACACACCATCCATACAAAGATGGGTGGTGTGTATAATTTCATGAACCATAGTTCGCACAAAGTTATTACATCCTTTATCCCAGCCATCAGCAGTGGACATGTAAGAAATCCAGAGATCACTAAACATGTCCATTATCTGAGGAGCAAGGGATCCATCAAAACGCCCAAAATCGCCTGCAAAACCGTAATCGGAAACTTCTTTAAGATAGCTCTCAAGGTCATCCCAATCACCACTTTCACAATCCATACCAACAGCAGATGGAGTCCATTGGTATGAATCGTAAAAGTGGTTAAAGAAGTGACCACCGTACTTCCTTCCACACATTGTAAAATCAATTGGGCCATTTGCAAAAACGCGGGTTTTACCCACTGCGATTTTTGCCAGTGGTCGCAACTCATCTTTCAATGTATCACACCAAAGTGAATCAGGCAATTGAATACCATCACGTCCAAGCGCTATTCGTTCGTCTAAACGTTCTTGTAGCAACTTAGACTTGATGACATAATTGCATGGTTCACCCTCAAAAAGATGTTTCTTTTTCTTTGAGCTATCTTCAAGAACAAGCGGATGACCAGCAGATGAACCAAAATTAAGATGTTTCATATGGTGCATACTTGGTTCACCATTTATTACTTGGTGCCAGGAAAGAATATAGGGCTTTGTTTTTGGTTTGCCCCAATACTCTTTCGCTCGCTCGAAGCAAATTTCTAGGATATCTGTTTTAAAATATCCACTTTGGTGGTATTTATTGACTCCGGCAAGCAATGGTGAAAAATTTTCGACTTCAAGACGTGGGTCTTTGGGTGACAATACAGATGGTGATTTGTCACTTGGACCAAAGATCCCAAAAAAAAGTGTTTTATAAAAAACAGTTTTTGTAGGTAGAAAGATTTGGTTTGTTGGACCAACTTTTCCCAATACAGAAAAAGATTGGTTAGACACAACAAAGCGTACAGGCTCCTCCTGAATAGTTCTAGGAGGTAATTCTACAAGCCCTTGGGTACGCGGCACAAATCGTTCTAAAT